CCACCAGATATCTGTTCTATGATCTGTAAATTTGTATTTGTCTTTGTTCCCCACGTTCCAGCATTTTCACCAGTTGCCTGTAGTTCAATACCTAGGGGTGTATAACTCGATGCCATATTAAGCTGCTTCTCCTGTTACGTCGTTATAGCTTGTATTTGAGCCTGTTGCAACATCTGAATACGATGTATTCGAACCCGTTGAAATATCACTATACGACGTGTTTGAACCGGTGTCAATATTAGCATATGCTATAACATCTACTGCTCCTACACCAACTGTAGCTGATTGTCCAGTTAATCCCATAACTTGATCTGCAGGATCTAAAGTACCCGTAGAAGCGGTTGCAGAAACACCCGTTAATCCCATAACATCTGCGGGAGCTAAAGTGCCCGTTGAACTTGTAATAGCTTGACCAGTTAAAGTTTCTACAGCAGAACCTAATCCTATTAAAGCACCTAGTTTTGTTTCTATTTCTTGACCTGTTAAAATAGCTGCATCATTTGGCACAACCACAGAACCTATTCCCGATGTTACAGCAAATCCTGTTAAATCAGCTTGGTGTGAAGTTACACCTTGAGCTGTTCCTTGTGCTGAAGTTATGGCTTGTCCAGTTACAGATACATCTTCGTTTGGTGCAACTGCAGTGCCTTGATCAACAGAAACTTGTTGTCCTGTTAATCCCATGAATTGATCTGCAGGATCTATTACACCTGCTGCTGATGTTGAAGACACTCCTGATACAGCAAAAGATACGTTTATAACATTTGTAATTGAATTGACTGATGATTGAAAAGATACTCCACCAACTTCTACTGTTTTTGGTATAACTGGAGAAATAGATCCTGTTGATGCTGTAGAAGAAATTCCTGTTGGTTCAACTAAAGCGTTTGCTAAAATTCCTACTGCACCAACATTAGAAGTAGCAGATACACCTGTTAATGAAATTGTTTCGTCTGCAAGATTACCGTACTCACCATCGTTCCATGCTTTTGCACCCCAACCAGTTGCGAGTAATGCATCACGGTTCCAATACGCTTGACCCCAGGTGAATCTACTCCATCCTGATTGAACCGACATGGTGGTCCTCCTATGCTAATCTTATGATTGCGTTTGTAGCGTCTGCTGTTGGAAACTGAATTGTGAAAGTTCCGTTTGTCGCTGTTTTGTCAGAACCAAAAGCGATTGCACAAACAGCTGCATTTGAATCAGATGAGTTGTAAATTAATGCACCGTTAGCTGTGAAAGAAGCTGAAGTGTAACTTACGTCTGCAAAATCACAAACCGCAGTTGTGCTCGATGCAACTGGAGTTACGCTTGTTAACGTAGCACCACCAGAAGTGTAAGCAGTTCCAGATGTGTTCGTAATTTCTTCTGATGTAGAGAATGCAGTAGTTGATGCACCAAGAGTTGCATCACTGTCATACAAAGCAATTTTAAAAGTGTCACCAGTTGTTGCTGTAAAATCGTGAACACCTTTTAATAGTTCTACTTTAAAACTTGTACAAATTGCCGATGTAATTGCCATATTTTATCTCCTAAGGGTTTGGTGAGTCAATCGGTAGTCTAATTGTACCATCAGTGTAGTCATCTCTTCTACGTCTACCAACTTGCTCATTTGCAAACTTCTGTACTTCCTGTGTATACTTTTGCTCGTATAATGTCAACATATCTGCTGGTCCTTTTAAAAAGGCATAAGTCTCTGCTAGACAGCAATATAATAGGCCATTAGGGAAATTCATGCTGATATAGTTAGTGTTGTCACTCTCTAAAAGAGCTGGAGCCACGTTATAGTGCACTCTAAATTTGTAGTTTGTATTAGGGGTAGGAGCTAAAAAGATACGCCCTGATGTAGTGTCTGATTCTCCTGTAGCACCACCAAACATAGCATAGTATTTTGGTTTACCTTGTGCTACAGCTGTGCCTGTGATGGGTTGATATTCTTGTAAGTATGTTACGTCTTTTTTCTCTAACCATGTATTCGATCCAGTAAGCACAGCGCTTGAATCATAAACTTGTATACCTCTAATAAATACAGCTCCAGCTGGACAGTTGATTGTTTCTTGTCCTGGAACTAAATTACCTGATTGTTGCTTTCTATCCGCATCAATAGGAACATCTCTAAAAATTCTATATTGTGCATTTAAAATAATATTCTCTAAAACAGAATCAGATAACACATTAGAATCAACTTCTGTGTAACTTCTTATTTGTGTTTTTAATCCTGATGCACTTAATCCTGCCATTATGCTACTATGGTGACCGGTCCTGCAGACGCAAGGCCACCTCCTCCTGTTCCCGAAAACAAGGCGTTAGTGCCTGCTCCGAACGTATAATTATTATCATCAACTTTAGTAATTGTAAATCCTGATGAATTTGAAATAGTGGTTGCCGCTATACCACCAACAGATTCTACGTTTCTAAATCTAACGGTATCACTAGTAGATCTACCGTGATTAGGTTCGTTTACGGATATTGTTGCAGAACCGTTTGTTGCTGTAAAGGCGTTTAAGGGTAAAAGTCTAGGAACAGCTGTCTCTGTTCTATCTGGTCTAACATTACGTAAAGATATAGAATCACCGTTCATAGGTTTTGGTTCTAATTGAGGTTGTTTTGGTTCAAACTCAGATACATGAACTAAAGATCCATTCCATTCTCTAACCATTTCTTTGTATGGAAATTCTAAACCAGATCTATCTGATATTGCTTTTGCATATTTACCTGTTGCAAATTTAGCCATTATGTTCCTGGGTAATAAGCTTTAGGAGTAATATACGTACTAGAAGCTGACCCATCCTCCGCTAATGCTCTAGCTAACTCATCTTCATAAGCTAGTTTCATAGGTTGAATTAATTGTGGTTGATACTTTTGTGCTAAATAATATGCAAGTCCAGACACCATGCAAGGCACAAATCTAAATGGCACATCTGTTGCGTTTGTATAATCACCTACATCTTGTATTCTTTTAATGTAATAAAAATGCATATCTTTAGATGCATTTGTTGAATCCGGTGTTGGATAAACATGCACTCTAACTTTGTCTATAAATCTTTCTACCCAATATTGATTAGGTGTACCTTTTGATAATTTATTTGAAAACGCTGCATAAGTAGATCTATCTACTTTTGTCATGGGTGAATCTGCTTGTGTTGTTTGAGTTCTGTTGGCTCTTAGTTGTGCTTCTAAAACGTCAGATATACCGTACACGCCGTTTGGTGTAGATGTTGCGCTTGTACCATCATCAGATGATCTAAAAAAATCGTATTCTGCTTGTCCTTCTATTAAATCTAAATCAAGTTCATCTATTTCCCAATAGTGAATACCCCTGTTTCCCCACTCTTGAAACAAGATATTGAGAGATCTTCTCGCTGATTTTAATTGGTAACCAGCTACGTTCTGTAGTCCAATACGCTCAAAAGACTCTTCTACTATTTCATCAATAGCAAAAGTTTTATCGAACGTAGCTGTTCCCGAAGTTGTATTAGCCATTCAAACTCCTACGATTCGTAAATTTTAATCCATTCACAAACAACTGTAGCAGTATCTCCATTGGTACATGCTGGTAATGTTATATTAACATCTCCAGTAAAACCACTTGCTTCAGTGTTTTTTAATCCACCAAAAGAAGTGTAGTCATATTCCATTTCACCATTTAATGTTTGAAAAGCCACATCTGTTGTAGCATCCCATAACATTCTTAGTGCATCTACCTGTGCTGTTACTGAAACGTTAAAACTAACTTTATTTAATCTTACAGTTTTGCAAGTTTTACCGTTGTTAGAATTTAATCCAGATACATCAACAATCTTTGTTGTGCCACCTGTCCCATCAGAAACCACATTGTAGTGAGTGATAAGTTTTTTAGCTCCGTCAAATACAGTTGTATTTAATACTGTGTCTGCCATGTTTTTGTCCTCCTTTTAAAGAGCGCCTGCATCACCAGGCGCTCCGAGTTTTATCTATTAGAGTTCAGTGTTAGCTGTTCTCTCTTTTCCTGCTGAAATATAGTCTAATGTCATAGACTTAGCAGCAGCTTCGCCGTTTTGAATTGCAAATGAAACAGCCAACTCTTCGTCGTCTGGAGCATTTGTATTCACACCAGTTCCAACTTTTGCATTATCTTTGTAGACATGAAACTTTCTATCTTTTGGATCATAGTAGAATCCTAAAGTCATGAAAGTGTCATCAGCCGCAGTTCCGCAAGAAACAGTTGTTTCTGTGCTGTCTTTTTCTATTACTAATTCCATAGAAGTAGAACCATCAGCTTTTCTGAAAAAGATACCATCAGTTGCACCATCAATGATAGTTGTATCAGTGATAACTAAACCAATCGCAAAGTCAGATTGTGTTGCGTCGCTAACTTTAAATCTAGTTTTAAAGTATAGACCTTTTGCAGCTTCGTATTTGAAAGATTCAATTACGCCGCCTGAACCACCAGCCCATTGTAATTCATCTGAATCATTATCTGCTGCGTCGTTCGTGATAACTAATAAACCGCCATCACCGTCAGCTAAAGCTTCCGTAGCGTCTCCGCCACCAGCTTCAGTTGTAGTGATAACCCAGTCACTAGCCGTGTATTTATCGAAGTCCTCGTGATAAACGTGATACTTAATTGGATCAGGTGATTTTAATTTTTCACTAGTTCCACCAGTAGCTACGTTCGTGACTCCTGAAGTAAAGTGTGTTGTCATATCAGTCCTCCTTGTTAGACCAGTTATTCTTCAACGAATAACCAATTTACTTAAGGAACTTATACTCCTATTTTTTCAAGAGTGCAAGAGAGCCTGTACTTTGGTTTGATTTTTATCCAAGATGTAGCTTTTTATTAAGTAGCTACTGAAACTTCGGGTGCAGCGTCTTCTATTTTATTAGTTAGATTAGCTATCTTAGCTTCTTCTAACTTGATAGCACTGACAACTTCTTTAATTTTGTTGTCAATTCTTACCATATCCAAAGTATATCTTTGGTTATCACGCTGATGCACCGCCCACTCTGTCTCGAGACTCCTCTTCTGTTTGTAAAGGTCTCTGACTTGTATTTGCATCTATGGTTTCCTCATAAGTTAGCCATAATTTAGACGAATCAATGAATCCATCTTTTTCCCAAACTATATCATTTTTTCCTAGTTTGTCAATGAGAGCATTTTCAAAGGCTTTATCCTCATCCTCTGACACAATATCAAAGGAAGCATAGTATCCATATGCTCTTATCTGTACTCGAAATGTCTTCATGATTACCTCTTCTCTACCATAAAAAAAGGGGGCCCGAAAGCCCCCTTTTAATGTTTTGTTATTACAAATTACGCACCTTCTACACCGAAGATACCTCTAGGGTCAGATACACCAAATGAGTATCTTTCTCTAGCTTTGTATCTTACGTTGCCAGTGTCGAAATCACCTTCCATTGCAGTTGTTAATGGAGCTCTTGTGAACATTTTCATACCGTTAGGTACGTCTGTCAAGATATAGAACGCATCAGAGTCAGTTAGGTAGTTGTTCACTCTATAACCTTGAGGAACCATACCCATAGATACGATTGCGTTAATATCGTTGTCAGCTGTTCCAGTTCTGCCTTGAGATTTCATCAATCTCTCTGCTGTAAACTGAAGCTCAGAAGGAATAATCATTTTTACTCCTCTTGCTGCAACTCTTAGACCTCTTTCGTCCGTCATTTTAGCAATGTCAATCATTGACTGCTCTAATGATGTTTCGTTAAGGTCTGCCTGAGTAGTTAGGGTATTTTGGAAAGTACCCGCTACTGTAGGGTGAGATGTGTTAAACAAGCTCACGCCATCACCACCTTTGAAAGTGTTGATTGACGGTAAACCGTTAAGTAAAGGCTCAACAGCTTTTACTTGTTTAGCGTTACTCATAGATCTCGCTAATGCTTTTGTGTATCTAGAAGCTAATCTATCGTAGAGGTTATCTTCGATAGCTTCTTCCGTGATAGCAAATGCAAGAGCTACTGTCTCGTGAGTATATCTCGCTGTGAAAGTTTCTTGTGCTTCGTCAAAAGAGACTCCGCTACCTTCTGCTTTCACTTGTGCGTTTGCGAAACCAGATAACATTACTTCTTCTTCAAAAGCTCTGTCACTGTTTTCATTTGTATAAATCTCAGCATGCTGATTTTCATACCTTTTGTATTCCAGCCCAAATAGTGCATTTAGGCCTGGCTCTAGTTCTTTAACTAGTTGCGATCGTGATATTGCCATAGTCTATATACTCCTATTAGTTGTGGCCGTTGAACGAGTTCAGGTTCGATACAACAACTACAGACGCGAAAGCTGCAGTAGCATCCTCATTTTCAGGATCCTCTGCAGATCTTAATAGTCTGAATTGTTTACCGTTAGCGTCAGTTGTTCCAATGTCTAATGTAGACGATGATTTACCAGTAGTATCGCTACCAGCTGATGTATTCATGTCGTACGTTTTTAACATTGTAGTCACTCCTGTTGCGTCGTCCGCAGCAACCACGTATTGCTGGAAAGGGTCGTCTATTACAAAGGCTGTAGTGTCTTCACTGTTAGCTGGTGTAATAGTTGCTTTGTAGAAATTTGCAAACGTCGGCTTTAATGTATTAGCGTCGTTATAGAAAATTCCGTTCAAAACACCTACGATGTCTGCAGCAGAACCGTTTCCGCCTACTACATAACCGCTTGAGATCTTGACACATTCACCATTGTAAATAGTTGTGCTGTGGCCAGCATCGATTTTGTATTTTCCTTGACCTTGGATAGATGGTCCACCACCTAATCTTCCAGCTGGGATAAGTCCAAAACCTTGTGTGTTTCTGTTTGCCATAGTTTTCTCCTATTCCAATAATGGTTAACGTTATTAAATCGATGATAGGGATTAACCCGAGAATTCCTAATTAGGATTTCTTTGTACCACCGAAGGTTACACGAGACTGCCTATCAATATTGATTGGCATCCTCTGGTCCTGCTCCTTCATAAGATCGTTATTTACGGCTTCGCTTCGTTCTGCATGACGATTTGCCATGTAGTCTTGTCTCTGCTGCGCGATCTCAACCGGTACCTTCGCAAGTAGAAGGCCACCAACTCCGATCACTCCCTTGTGTTTCCCGTCTTCGAGAACCGGATAATCACCTGCATTTTCGACTTCTTCGGCACGAACTAACTCATAACCTTCTCTTAATCGTCCAGTTACGTTTTTCGTGTCTTGGAAACCGACTACCTCGGCTCTTATCCATCTGTACCTGAATCCATCAGGTGCAGGGGGTGCATCTAAAGATGACGGTGGAACCCAAACCTTTGGTCTTTCAGATTTAGACCTCGATTGGCTCGCACGAGAAGTTTTGTTTTCTTTTTCCATACGCTATACCTCCTTCGTGATTTTTAATTGTTTTGCGTACTCTTCGAGTGGCACACCTAATTTTTTAGCTATTGCTACCTGTGACGATGTGAGTTTCACAGTTTTTGTGCCCGGCCTAACTACTCGTCTAGCCGAAGCTACAGTTTGCGTCGGTCTTGCCGACGTATTACTGTCCTTTATATCAAATTTATTTGGGAACTCAAGTCTTATTCTTTTATCGACTTCCGCATAATATTCATCTGATTTTGGGTCATACCCTTCCTTTTCAACTAGATCTTTATGGATCTCAAAAGCTGTAAAAGTCATAGGTCTGTCTTGTCCAAACCATGTATTTTTAGCAGCCCATGACTCCGCTCTAGGATCAGGGTTAGGTAATTCTGATGGAGTCTCTCTTGGAAGATCTACCGCGTCTTCTAATTTGACTGGTTTTTCCTCTGCCGGAGCTGTCTCCTTCATGACATTTAGTCTAGCTTCATCAATAGATAATGCAGCAATTCTCTTTTGAGCATTAACTTGTGCAGTAGCATCACCAGATTCTATCGCTGACGATAGTTCTTTTTGTGCTGACTCCATTCCATCTTTAACTCTTTTTTCAAATTGAGTTACATAGTCTTTATTGACTTGTCCAAACTTGGAATCCAAAGTTTTTCTTTTGCTTTCAACTGCTTTTGCATAATCTAAAGCGGCCTTCTCTCTCCGCTCTG